CTGACAAACAAATGAGTTTTCTTAATGCCGCAACTACCAAATATGGCGAAGGTGCGGTTCTTACTACAGAAAACATTACAGAAACCGCTGAAGAAAATGGATTAGCATTTCCATATTGGATGACTGGTTCAAAGGGCCTAGGTGATATTACCAGAGTAAGTAAAGGTAATTATCGTCTTCCTGCATTAAATGGCGGTGAAGGTGTAACAATGGCCGAAGCAGTTGTTGATAAAGCGGCTGAAGTTGTTGTTGAATCTAAAAATTCAGAAAGTACTATGGATATGAGTACATATTTTAATCCAGCCGAATTGATTCCAAAAAAAGATCCGTTGTTTGTAGCACATGGACATTTTGGCGATTTGGTTAAAGTTATTCAGTCCAGAAAATTTTATCCAGTATTTGAAACTGGTGAATCTGGAACCGGAAAAACTTACATGACTGAACAAGCGTGTGCCAAACTCAAGAGAGAATTTATCAGAGTCAACATTACTGTTGAAACCGATGAAGATGATCTTTTGGGTCACTACGCATTGATTGATGGTAATACAGTATGGCAGGATGGTCCTGTGGTCATCGCTATGGAGCGTGGCGCAGTTCTTCTCCTTGATGAAATTGACTTAGCATCTAACAAAGTTATGTGTCTACAACCTATACTTGAAGGTAAAGGTGTTTACTTGAAAAAAGTAAATAGAATGGTAAAACCTGCCGATGGTTTCACAGTAGTCGCAACTGCCAATACTAAAGGTAAAGGTTCTGAAGATGGAAGATTCGTTTTTACTAATATTCTGAACGAAGCTTTCCTTGAAAGATTTCCTATTACAATGGAAGTTGGATATCCTTCAGCACAAACTGAAAAGAAAATTGTGAACAAAGTCCTTGATTCACTTGGAGTTTCTGATTCAGATTTTTCAGAAAAACTTGTAAATTGGGCAAACGCCATTCGCAAGACTTTTTATGATGGCGGAATTGATGAAGTTATCGCAACTCGCCGATTAGTTCATATCTCAAACGCATTCGCAATTTTCAAAGATCGAATGAAAGCAATTGAAATGTGTGTCAATCGTTTTGATGAAGACACAAAAACTTCTTTCTTGGATTTGTATTCCAAGATTGATGCCGGAGTTGACCTTGATGAGACTTCTAATGATGAATCAGAAGAAGCTTTAAAAGAAATGCACGGCGCAGAACAACCTTATTAATCTTAATAGAGATATTAAATGAAGAAATTAAATGTTGAGACTCTAGTGCCGAATAGATTTAAATTCGCCGCTAGAGACCTAGATGGTAAAATTTTCGCCTTTGAAAATAAACCAGAGATTGCAACAGACATTGCTTGTGATACTTGGGATGTTAAAGATGGTGAAATTTTAGAAATTACAAAACCAGTTTTACTTTCAGCAGAAGGAATTACCTTTACCGGAATTGGTGATGAGTTGGGAGATTGGAGAGAATCTTTAACTGAATTGAATTAATAATGATTTGGGGACCCGGAGTGTCGTTCCGGCGGCACGTCCTCAATTTTTGAAAGGAACAAAATGAGAGAGTTTATTACTGATACTGTAACACTTTTACTGATGATGGGATTAGTATATATCGTAGCAATATTAATGTTTAGTCTATAAAATATTATGAAATATCCAGTAGATCCTAATAGACCTATTTGTGTAAATATAGGATGTGATAGCCCCGTTCATCTTTCTTCTAGAAGTTCAACTGGCCGGCCCGTTTATCGACCAGTTTGTGGAGCTTGTCATAAATCAAAATTAGATTTGAGAGAAGGTGTAATCGCCGTTAAAAAAACTTATTGTGAAAATACAGATGGTAGATTAGGTTTTGAATGTACCGCAACTATTGTAGGTACTTACCAATTAGATATGGATCATATTGACGGTGATCACTATCACAATGTTCCAGAAAATATACAGACTATTTGTAAAAATTGTCACGCAGTAAAAAGTCGTGAAAATAAAGATCATTTAAATTTTATGAAAAACTATGAAAAAGAATAAACGAATACGCCAAGAAAGTGCAATCAAACGGACACAAGCATCTCTTCTTAAATGGGAAGAGGAATTAAAAAACCCAAAAGTAGATGATGATTTTAAAAAGCTCATCAAGAAGAAAATTGAACGAGCTAAAACAACTATTGAGAATACTAAATTAGTATGAATAATTTAACTTATATATGGAGTCAAGGTATGGTAGATAGTATAGCAAAAAAAGTTGCTGAAGAATCTATTGATAAAAGTTTAAAAGAAACGAAAGTTCTTTTAGATGATGTTGATCAAGGCAATTATGAATATATGCCAAAGATGAAATCTCAGCACATTGATCACGTTGAAACTGAAAGATTAGTTGATCTTGAAAGAGAGCGTGAGCGTGACCGCAGACAAATGGAAATGTTCAATGATCCGTGGGAAAACTGGAGTGGACATCGATGATAATTGGATTATGGTGGGCATATTTTTACATAAGAATAATGCTTTATTTACAATATGGTAATATTTAAAAATATATGAAAGCAATACTTGAATTTGAATTGCCAAGAGATAAGCAAAAGTTTGATACGGCTACAAGGGGCATGGATTGGGCACTTGTAGTGCATGATATGGATCAAATAATGCACAAGAAGGTGAAATATTCAGAACTAACCATAGAGGCTAGATCGGCGATAGAACAACTTAGATTAACAATGAGTGATATGTTAATTAATAGAGGATTATTATATCCAGAATAAAGGAGAATAAATTATGAACCCGTTTAAACCAAATCTTACTCAAACTAGATCGTTTGAAACATTTAAACCTAATTCTAGTAGAGTAGATAAACTTGAAAACCAAATAATAAATCTTAAAGAACGTGTAGCAACGTTAGAAAAAGATTTACATTTTTTTATGAGACATTATGAAAAAGGCAACGATTGAAATTTTACATGAAGATGAAACTATATTAGGTTCTCCCACAAATGGTCAATATTTTGTCAGGGAATTTGAAAATGGTGAAGAAATGAGTGGAAGTTTCCACAAATATCTTCACGATGCAGTTAATCATGTAAAGAAATATCAGGAAATGGATTATGAAAATTAACGAATTTATACAGAAGTATAGAACAGTTAAAAAAATTGTTCCAGGCATGACTAGTAGTTATTGTCCTCATGTGATTTGCAAAGATGGATTTAAAATGTCTGTTCAAGCGGGACAATCTAATTATAGTGAACCGAAAGAGGTGGTAGATCATTATGAAGAAGCTGAAGTTGGTTATCCATCTAAAGAAGAACATTTACTTGCAAGATATGCAGAAGATGGTGAAAATCTTTGTGATACTGTATATGGTTATGTGCCGTGTTCAGTCATTGATGAAGTGATTGAAAAACATGGTGGAATAGATGAGTCTAAAATTAAAAGTATATAAATAATTCAGAAGATGAATTTATAAATTTATTAGTGAGGTGAAATGAAAATATCAATAGATATTAATGAATTGAGAAAAAAGAAAATATTTGTTGGCACTCCAATGTATGGTGGTCAATGTCATGGGATGTATACTAAGGCATCTTGTGATTTAGCGACAACTGCTACAAAGTATGGAATGGACATCAAGTTCTTTTATCTCTTTAATGAAAGTTTAATTACAAGAGCGAGAAATTATCTAGTAGATGAATTCTTGCGGTCCCCTTATACCCACCTGATGTTCATTGATTCGGACATCAACTTTAATCCACAAGATGTATTAGCACTTGCTTCTATAGTTAATGAAGATAAGCCAATTATTGGTGCTCCTTATCCTAAGAAATGTATTGCTTGGGAAAAGGTTCGTAATGCTGTTGATTCAGGATTAGCAGATGAAGACCCTACAATTTTAGAAAAATTTACAGGTGATTTTGTATTCAATCCGACAGCAGGTACAACTCAAATTAAAGTAAATGAACCGACCGAAGTATTAGAAGTGGGTACAGGTTTTGTTATGATTGCCAGAGAAGTTTTTGAAAAATTTAGAGATGAATATCCACAATTTTCATATAAGCCAGATCATAATCGTTCAGAACATTTTGATGGTAAAAGATACATACATGCATTCTTTGATACAGTCATTGATAATGAAACTTATGCAGGAAAAGGTGCAAGTGGTTCAGATAGATATTTGTCTGAAGATTATATGTTTTGTCAATGGGCAAGAAAGATAGGTTTTACTACTTGGTTGTGTCCGTGGATGGAAGTGAATCATGTTGGTACTTATGTATTCAATGGAACATTAAAAGATTTAGGTAGATTAGAATATGCAGCTCATGGAGTAGATGTAGATACTAGACCTGAACAAACAAAATCAAGAAAAGAAAGGAGGAAAACAGAACGGGTCGAGAAAAAGAAAAAGAAGCTTACAACGCCAGAAAAATAAGTTGACAAATCAAAAATACATGTTATAATAAAATAATACGTTAATACTACGTTTAATACTAATCATACGAAGGAATACGATGAAACTAACAGCCGAAACAACCGCGATACTTAAAAATTACGCAGCAATAAATCAGAACATTCAGTTCAAACAAGGTCAAACCTTGTCAACTATTTCCCCACAAAAAAACATTCTGTCAAGTGCAGAGATTAGTGAGGACATACCTCAGACATTTGCAATCTATGATCTTAATAAGTTATTAGGTGCACTTAGTCTTTTTGATAAAACTCCAGAATTGAATTTCGGAGAAAATAAATTAAATATTCAAAGTGGTGAATATGTATTGAATTATGTTTATGGTGATCCTGCCATGTTAGTCCTACCTCCCGAGAAAAAACTTGATTTTCCACGACCAGAAATAAGTTTTAAATTATCGAAAGATGCTTATGATGCCACTCTAAAAGCAGCACAAGTTTTATCATTGCCAGAATTAGTTGTTCAAGGTGATGGAAGTAAAATATTTTTAGTAGCAACTGATACTAACAATACTTCTTCTGATGATTTCCGAAATGAAGTAGGAACTACAGATAAAACATTCCAGATGGTTTTTAAGATTGAAAACATGAAACTTCTAAGTGGAAGTTATCAAGTTGGAATTTCTTCAAAAGGCATTGCACATTTTGCACATGAGCATTCCAAACTAGAATATTGGATTGCAACAGAACAAAACTCTAATTATGGCGGATAATAAAAAATTAGGTGATATTGGCGAAGACATAGTTGCTAAGTATTGTGAGGATTTAGGGTTCTTAGTCGAAAAGTCTGAAAGTGAATATGATCAAGTAAAAGATATGACAATAGATGGTCGTACTCTTGAAGTTAAAACACAAGTACCTTTTGTACTTAAAAAATGTTTTTCACTTAAACTAAATCAATTAAAAAAATGTCAAAATGTAGATTATTTAATGTTTGTCCAGGCTCCTTGTGGAAAATGGGATGAGTCGGCTTTATATCAAGTAGACCCAAAAACATTTGAATTTTCAACACATAGAATGAAAGATAATGATGTGAGATACATCATAAAAATAAATCAACCCGCCGTTAATAAATTATGTCCAATAGAAGGATATTGGAAAGAACAATTAAGGCGATACGCAACAGTATATAATGGATAAAAAATGGGAATATTTAAAGAATATGAAGATCGGCCTAGCTGTTCAATATGTGGTGAACCCGCCGATATGCAGGATAAGTTACCTTCTGGAAAAATAATATGGCGTAAGAAAAAATTTGGAGGTTTTATGTGTTATGATTGTCATGACCATACATCAGATCCAAGATATCTTGCAGATAAGTTTAAAGGTACTACATTACCATTTACAGAATTAGAATCCTTTGCGAGGTTTAATTAATGGAAAACTTTTTATGGGTTGAAGAATTCCGTCCTAAAACTGTGGCGGATTGTATTCTAATAGAACCAACTAAAGAAGTCTTTCAAGGTTTTGTTGATGATGGTAAGATTCCAAACTTACTTTTATCTGGCGGAGCAGGAGTAGGTAAAACTACTGTAGCTCGTGCTATGTGTGATGAAATTGGAGTTGACCATTTAATGATCAATGGATCGAATGAGGGAAGGAATATAGATACTGTTAGAACTACTTTACAACAATATTGTAGTTCTGTTTCCATGCAAGGTGGAAGAAAAGTAGTAATAGTCGATGAAGCAGATTATATGAATGCCGATTCGGTACAACCAGCATTAAGGGGGTTCATTGAAAAATTTAGTGCCAATGTTAGTTTTATCTTTACTTGTAATTTCCGTAATCGGATCATTGATCCTATCCATAGCCGTTGCTCTGTAATAGAATTTGTAGTTCCGAGATCAGAGAAACCAAAACTCGCTCAAGAGTGTTTAGTTAGAGTTAAAGAAATTCTGACACAAAAGGGTATCAAGTTTGAAGAAAAAGTTCTTGTCGAATTAGTTTTGAAACACTTTCCAGATATGAGGAGAGTGATAAACGAACTTCAAAGATATGCGGCAGGTGGAGTAATTGATGCCGGCATCTTAGCACAGATTGGAGAAATCAATCTACTTGAATTGATGAAGGCGTTGAAGGAAAAACATTTTTCAGAAGTTCGTAAATGGGTTACACAAAATATTGATAATGATCCAGTAAAGATTTTTCGAAAAATTTATGATGGTGTACATGAACATCTCAAAGATACTTCAATTCCACAAGCTGTTCTTGTCATTGCAGAATATCAATATAAGTCTGCGTTTGTTGCAGATCAAGAAATTAATTTAGTCGCCTGTCTCACAGAGATGATGGTTGATTGTGAGTTTAAATAGGAGAAAAATGTCACAAAAGGTTTATGTATTAAAATTAAAATCAGGAGAGGAACTTATTGCTAGAATTGATCCAGAAAATGAGGAGCCAACAATTGTTCTTGATCAGCCTATGGGAATACAAGTCATGATGCAACCACAGGGTAAACCGGGATTTGCAATGATTCCTTGGATGATGGCTTCAGCCGATAAAAAATTTACTATTTCTAGTGATCAAGTTCTAACAAAAGGTAAAGCAAGAGATGAAATGGAAAAACAATATCTCTCTGCTATAACAGGACTATCTTTATGAATGAAGAACTATTAAAAATATATGAAGATAATACAAACGAATATGGTTTGCCAGTATTTGATTTATTTACTTGGCAAAATTTAAATACAAAGTATCTTGATCCTGACACTTCTTTAGTTATGTCTAAACGGGCTAAAGTCATGATTGATACTATGATACATTTCTTTGAAAAACATCATCCTAAGTTTCCATTTAGGGAATTTGATATGCATGATGTTCGTAAAAACTTTTATGATCTACGTGATCTTAATTTAAAGGATAATATTTTTCCAAAAGAAAAATGTAAAACCGTTCATGAAAAATATGATGATTATGTAGGAAATTTTCCCGAACATGGAATGGGCATAGTTAATTTTAGTGCTAACTACAATATTATTTCAGATGCTTTCATGAATCGTGAACGAATGAAATGTAGTTATGATCGCTCACCAAGTCCGATTACAATGTGGAATGATCAAACAGACTTAAAACAAATACTTTCCCCGATATGGAGATTACATCCAAAATGTGAAATGCCTCTCAAGAATAATTTGTATATTGAAGGTGTCAGAGTAGGTGCATATTTTGCCACTCAATTTAAACCTTCAGTAGCAAAAGCATTTTACGATTTTACTAAATCTAAAAAAGTATTAGATACTAGTTCAGGTTGGGGAGATCGAATGGCAGGATTCTTTGCATCAAATGCCGAAGAATATTATGGTATGGACCCGAATGGTGATCTACATCAAAACTATCACTCAATGGCCATACAATATAATAATTGGTTAGGTGCAGAGAATCCTCAAACTAAAACCGGAGATAATTGGTTTCAAGTTGAAGGAAAAAAGAAAGTAAAAATTTATAGATCACCAGCAGAAGATTTGCCGTGGGATGAAATTCCAGATGATATTGATATCATGTTTAGTTCACCTCCGTATTTTGCTACTGAACGATATGCAGAAGGTAGTAAGTTTGAAAATGATCAATCGTGGAGTCGATATAATTCTTACGAAGCATGGAGAGATGGATTTTATCTTCCAGTAATGAATAAAGTATTTGAGAAATTAGCTCCTGGTGGATGGTTAATGGTGAATATAATGGACCCAAAAGTTAAGGGCAAAAGACATAAGTCTTGTGATGATTTAGTAAATGATCTTAAAGAGTATTTTGTGGGTCAGATCGGTATGAGAATCATGTCCAGACCTAAGAGTATAAAATCTTTTGAAGGAGATACTCATGAAGAACGAAAAGCAAAATATGATGAATGGCAAGCAAAATGGTTCATCGAATCTGTTTGGTGTTTTCGAAAACCTGATCCTGATGGTAGTGATGATGATATCTTTGCTCCTTATAAAGATTCTACTTTGTCTGGTATGGGTCCAGTCGTTGTTCAGCAACCCATTCAAAAGAAAAAACTCTCAGAAGCAACAACAGAAAAATCTTCATTAGAGGGGTTTTTTGATTAATGAAATCACACCATTAGAACAGTATAAAATAAAAGATAAAACTGTTCATGTAAAACGTGATGACTTAATGGGTGATGGTGTTCAACATCCTCCGTGGGGAAAACTGACTGCTGTTCAAAATGTATTAAATCACCTTAATCCACAAAAACCTATCATACATTTAACGGTGTACGGTTCATGGACAGGATGGGCACTTTCTGAAGTGACAAAAGAACTTGGTTATGAATTCATCATGGCCTATCCTGATTCTAAGAAATTTCCAAAACAACAATTAGAACGGGCTCCAAATCTTTGTCCTATTAAACCTAATATGATGAAGATTATGTATAATAAGGTTGGACAAATAGCAAGAGAAAAAGATTACATTAGATTGCCGTATGCCTTTGATCATCATGTCTATATAGAGACTCAAAGAAAAAGATTACAAGAAGTTAAGAAAGAATTAGATTTTGATCATTTGGTTGTTTCTTCTGGCTCTGGTGTTACTTGTCTAGGATTTGTATTAGAACATGAACCATATCCAACTTTATTCGAAACCAGGAGTGAAAGAACATTTCATACTATATGTGTATCTGGTGAAAATACAATTAAAAAGAAATTTGCAGATCATCAAATACAGGCATCAGGACAAATTGAAATTATCAAAAGTGAATTTGAATTTGATGATATGATGGAATGGTATGAAGCCCCATTTCCATGTAATGAGTTTTGGGATAAGAAGGCTTGGTATTGGCTAGAACAAAACATTGACAAATTTAAAGGTGAAATTTTATTTTGGAATCTTGGAGGTAACTGGTGAGTAGAGTAGTATTAAAAGATAAAAAAGACATGAACGAAATCTACCAATTTGATGATTACTTCAAAACTTGGGATGAAGTTACAGATAATGAGATGGAGTGGGAAGATTATAAAATCATGGGTTCGCAAGATGAAATTGAACGTGATCTTGAAACAGAAGTTCTGAGTGTAAAGTTTTCCAAGATAGGACAAAAAACATTTGAAGCATATCCTAATCTAAGATGGATTCAATGTAGAGCACACGGACATGATAACATCAATTTAGAATTGGCCGAGAGTCGTAGAGTGGGCGTTGTTTGTTTAGATCCAGATACTTATAATGTAGCAAGATGGATTGACCGATGGAAAAAAGGTCCAAATGTTTTATTATTGGGAGCAGGTAAAATTGGTCAAGCTTTAAGTCTATCCTTAGATTATGAAGTAACAGAAGTGACTTCCACAACCGATTACAATACAATCTATCCATACATGGATTCTTTTGATACGATAATCGTTGCTTCATCGCCCACACCTCAACCAATCGTAGATCATGCATTGTTAGAAAAATTTAGTGGAAGTATTATTTCAGTATCAAGACCGGCGTGTATAGATAATGAGGCGTTACTTGAAGCGGCGAAGGATGGTAGAATAACACATGCTCAAATGGATATGTTAGATCCTAAAGGGAGAGATGAACTAATAGCAACAGGAAAAGTAAAGTATCATAAACACACAGCATGGGAAGCTCAAGGACTAAACCAATATGATGAACGCTACTTTTGTATGGTATTTCAAGAAATACAATGGTTATTAACTGATAATCCAAAATATGATCCACCTTACAGAAATAGTAGATTAGTTTTGGAACGGAAAGATAATTCACTTTTTAGAGATTAAAATGTGTGGGTTCGTAGCAGGAAATATATTTAAAGATACCGAACACTTCCACGCCGCTTTGAGTCTTATAGATCATCGTGGTAGAGATAGTAAAGGTGTAAATTACAGTATTAAAACAAATACTTATCTGGGTCATAATAGACTTTCCATTCAAGGTTTGACTGAAGAGGCAAATCAACCTATGATCAAAGATGATTACATACTAGTTTACAATGGTGAATTGTGGCACAGTATGAATCCATATAAAGAAAAGTTTGAGTTACATACTAATAGTGATACTGAATTGTTACTTAATATGTTTCACTTGGATCAAACAGATTGTATCAAAACTCTTGATGGCATGTTTGGATTCGCAATACTAGATGAAAAAAAGAATTACTTGACTTTTGCTAGAGATTTCATGGGTAGAATTCCCTTGTACTTTTTCAAGAGAGGTAAAGAACTTGTAGTAGCAAGTGAATTGAAAGCAATTACAAACTCATTAAACATTAATGCTTCTGATGTAATATTAGCAGACCCGGGATGTTATTATCAATTTGACTATGTAACGGGTGAATTAACAAAAACAAAATATTACGAATTTCCTGCCATAACAGACATTGAAGATATGTCAGAAGAAGAAGTGATGGATGGTATTAGAGATTTGTTAACCGAAGGTGTACACAATGAATTAATAAGTGATGTGCCTGTATGTACAATTTTATCTGGAGGAGTTGATTCAACAGTAGTTACATATTTACTAGCACAAGAGATTCCTGATATTCAAGCTTTTGTAGTGAGTATGGGTGATACTGGTAAAAAAGATGATTTGTATTATGCACGAATGGCGGCTAAAGAAATAGGTATTCCACTACATGAAGTAATTATTGATCAAGAGTGGGTAGAACAAAATTTAGCAGAAGCCGTCTATGCAGTTGAAGATTTTAATTGGACACAAGTTTCACCGGCCGTTGCTCAATTAGCACTTTCAAAAAGAATTCATGAAGAAGGTTTTAAAGTCGTTTTTGGTGGAGAGGGAAGTGATGAATTGTTTGCATCCTATGGACATGTATTTGCATGGAACTATGCAGATAAAGATTATATTAAAGAACGATATAAATTAATTATAAATCTTCACAAGAATAATTTAATACGAACTAATAAAGCAATGATGTATGGTGGTACAGTAGAATTGAGAACACCATTTTTACACAAAGATTTGGTAGAATTTTGTTTAAGGATTCCTCCCAAATACAAAGAAGATGGTCCAATGTGGAAACCTATGTTAAGAAAAGCATTTGCTGGTAAACTGTCAGATGAACTTTTGTTCAGACCAAAAAAGACTTTTCAAGATGGTTGCCATACAATCTATCTTAAAAACCATAAAGAACGAATCAAAGAATCATATTTGGCACATTATGGACAACGAAATCCTTTAGAAAATTTCTTGAATTCTTGACAATGATAAAAAATATAGTATAATAGAACTATGGGAAAGACAAAATTAGGACCATTTGATTTTATAAAAGCTATTAATGCTCATAAAAACATCATAAAAAATGATGATCCATTCGCGGAAAAAGACTATATACCGTTTCTTGTCAATAGGGGATTGTCATTTTTTCAAGATACTATTATACAAGTCAATGAAATGAATAGGTTACATTTCCTTGATCATAAACTTCAATTCGACTATTTACTAAATAATATCAGACCACGCAAAAGGTGGTCGAAGTGGTTGAAACCAGACAAAATTGATAATTTGGAGGTTGTCAAAACATATTTTGGTTTCGGTAATGAAAAAGCAAAAGATGCTTTAGAAGTTCTCAGCAATGAGGATATCGAAGATATTAAAAGTAAACTTGCAAAAGGTGGAATGGAGAAAAATAATGACAGCAAACATAGATGAGATGGTCGAATGCACTTTAGCAGAACCAGACGATTTTTTAAAAATAAGAGAAACTTTAACTAGAATAGGGGTGGCTTCTAGGAAAGATAAAACCCTGTTTCAATCTTGCCATATATTACATAAACAAGGAAGATATTACATTGTCCATTTTAAAGAATTGTTTATATTAGATGGCAAACCAACAAATTTTTCAGAGAATGATCAAGCGAGAAGAAATACAATAGCAAATCTATTAGTAGAATGGAATCTTATTAAATTAGTGAATCCCGAACAAACGGCTTCATTAGTAGTCCCATTAAATCAATTAAAAATTCTTGCATATAAAGAAAAAGATGAATGGGTCTTAACTGCGAAATATAACATAGGAAATAAAAAAGTGAATTATGAGTAAAGCGAAAACAAAATCGCCATCAACTACTACAATATCAAAAACATCAAATTTAACAGAAACATTAAAATTTTATAGATTGAACGAAAAAGCACAATTGCCGGCTTTTTCTACACAACAATCAGCTTGTTTTGATTTGCATGCAAACTTAATTGATGGTGAAGAAGTACAGTATTATCAGGCAATCTCTACTAAAATACTACCACGAAGAGTGGCATTTGATATAAATAGTAATAATACTTTTATACAGCTCAATAATATGGAAAGAATGTTAATTCCTACAGGACTTATCGCAGATATTCCGCCGGGATTTTCAATTCGATTACATTCAAGATCAGGTCTGGCATTTAAACAAGGAGTTTATCTCACGAATTGCGAAGGTATTATCGATAGTGATTATGTTGATCCTATTTTTGCAATGGTTACTAATTTGAGTAACGTACCCGTGAAAATTTATAATGGAGATAGGATATGCCAAGGAGAACTGGTTCGATGTGAAAAATATACATTGGATGAGTCTGATGAACCACCCGCTCAAAAAACAGATAGAGAAGGTGGATTTGGTTCGACAGGTGTATAAGTTATATACATCTCTATTTTTAACTTAATTTAACGGAGTATATATGTTAGATAAAGCAGTAGGATGGATGCGCAGCCTTACCGAAGCTGGAATTGCATTAATCGCGTTAGCCGTGGTTTTGCAAATTATTTGGCCCGGATCTGCAGCGATTCCTTTTATTGGCGTAGACATTGTAGGAAGCGTTCTCGCATTAGTTGCAAAACTAGGCGGAGAAGGCCTCGTAGGTCTAGTCGCATTATGGGTTCTTTGGGGCATTTATAATAGAGGCGCCTAAGAGTCTTGACAATTTCAAAACTTATGTTATAATATAAGTAAGTGAAATTTATATTATGGAAATAGAACTGAAGGGGTCGTTTTCGGCCCCTTCTTTTAATTATAATAGATTATGAGGAAAGCTAAAAAACAAGTATACGGACGAAATAAGTCGTATAGAAAAAGAGCCACATTAGGTGGAAAAGAAGTTAGTCGTATGTCATTCATGACAGAAAAGACATCGATTAAAGAAATAGAAAAAGTTTCAAAACAAATGAAAATTTCTCAATCTCAATTGATAAGAAATTTTATACAAGATGGTCTAGAGATAACGAAGGGAAAATTTAAGTTAGTAGTAAAGGACTCTGGTAGTTATACAGCAGATTCGTTTAGTGAACTAATTTGGATAGTTATAAAACACAGATTTGAACACTTCTTCAAAGGAGAAGGATTCATTGACTGAGGTTGTCCATAGTGGAAACCTCTTTTACACAACGATTGCTCAAGCGAAAGAGAATCGTTATTTTATTAACCTCGCTTTATAAGGAGGAATTATGGTACTTCGCGCATCACACACACCCCTAAACTTTGGTGATTTAGAAAAGGCTCTAGGATTTTCCGTAGGGTTTGAATCAATGTTTGATAGATTGTTAGGAGATTTTCCAACAGTCTCAAACTCTCAACAAAGTTATCCCCCATACAATATCCGAAAAAATGGAGATTCTAAGTATTTCATCGAAATGGCCGTTGCAGGTCTTTCTGAAGAAGATTTAGAAGTTGAATTGAAGGAAGGAATGCTTTCAGTTCGTTCTAAACAATCAACAGAAGATGAATCTACTTATGTTCATCGAGGTATTGCCAAGAGAACATTTGAACGTTCTTGGACTCTTTCTGATGATATTGTTGTAAAGGGTTGTAATTTAACCAACGGAATGTTAACCGTTGAACTTGAAAAGATTATTCCAGAGGAAAAACGAGCACGTTTGATTCCTATTGGAAATAAGAAAATCAAGTCAATCAACTAATTGACATTTGATGCGCCCATCAGTACAATGTACTGGTGGGCATTTTTGTTTTTACTATATACTATAGAAACAAAAACTCACATTTAGGAGAAAAAAATGTGTCCACAAGGAAATGAAAGTTGTTATAATGAAACGTGTACTTGTGATCCGTGCCTGTGTGGCATAAAAGATGATGACGCACCAGGACCAGACCACGTATATGAGCAGTGTACTGAATAATTAATATGAATTGAAAGGAATGTTATGGGTGTATTAGCAATGGGTTTGTTTAACGTACTCTCAGGATTAGTAGTAGATAAAGCCACAGACCTGGCAAAAGAACACGTTGAACAAATGATAGATGAAGTATTGCCTGATAATGCCAAAAAAGAATTAGATAAAATTATAAAGGCAGACCCCGCACACGTATTTGACAATGCTAAAGATGCATTACAAGGGGTTGTTGAAGGAAAATGTCCCATTCCATTGAAAGATGGAACTTTAAAACCAATAGAATTTAATATTAAAGTTACTTTTGATCCTGCTACTGGATCATTAGACATTGATAAAACTTGAGAGGTTAACATGGCTGAAGTGATAAGATTATCAAAGAATTTTGCTCTAAAAGAATTAACAAGGAGCTCAACAGCAGAAAGATTGCGAGTAGATAATTCTCCTAATGATTATCATCTAGTGAATTTAACACATCTTGCAATTAATATTTTACAACCAGTAAGAGATCAGTTTGGTGTTATTACGATTAATTCTGGTTATAGAAGTCCTGCACTAAATGCAAAAGTTGGTGGATCAAAAACAAGTCAGCACTGCAATGGTCAGGCGGCAGATTTTGAATCTTACTCCACACCAAATCCAGATTTAGCAAAATGGATTTCCAAGAATTTAGATTTTGATCAACTAATTTTAGAATTTTATGATGGTAAGGACCCTAATAGTGGATGGGTTCATTGTAGTTACAATTTAATGGGAAATCGTAAATCGATATTGACGGCTCTCAAAACTAAAAGTGGAGTTCAATATAAAAATGGATTCGTTTCGGTATAAAATAGAAGAAATAGTAATTAAAATTTATCTTCAAGTACTCTTTACATTGGGTGCCTTTAAGGGTCGGTCATGGGTTGACAAACACATAAAACTGTGTTATAATAAGTTAGATGAAATAAATAGTGATTATGATAAAGTGACTAGAACAAACTGGTACCCTAAAAATTAAATGCCCAAATTTTATACTAATGT